AATTAGAACAGTATAAAACTCAGCTAAATAAAGTTTATCAAGCCATAAGAGATGACTATAAAGAAGTATCTATTGATTTGGATTTAAATGGAAAAATCAGCAAAAAGAAGATCCAAGATGCAAAAGATTTGCTTCAACAAAAGATAGATGAAACAGAAGAAAAAATACAAATAGGAGTTGAACTTGTTACGGAAAATAAGGACCTGAAATCAGAACAAGAGAGGATCAGAAACCAACGTATAGAAGAAAACAGGCAAATTGCAGATAAAGAAAAATCCCTTATTCGAAAGGCGGAAGATGAGAAAGTTCAATTAATCGGAGATGGCTTCACCCGCCAACGTCTACAAACAGCAGCATCTTTTCAACGTAGAATAGAAGATTTAAAGCAACAACTGAAAACAGAATCCAATCTGACAGTCAAAGGAAGGCAGGCTATTAACGAGCAAATAAAAGCATTAGAGCAACAACAGGCTAAAGATTTGGAAGATATAAACCGTAAGCAGCAACAAACTGAACTGGAAGAGTATCGACGTACGCAAGATGTTTCTATATCCATACAGGAAGAAGGAGTTAAAAAGAAATTAATGATTGCACAAGTTGAATACGAACGCCAAGTTCAAGACCTTCAGAACCAAATAGTAAACGATGATACTCTGACAGAGAAGCAGATAGTCGCCCTGTATGACAGAATTAGGTTATTAGGGAAGCAATACCAGAAAGAAAAGACCCAAATAATTATAGACGAAAACAACCGCCTTTCAGAAGTGGAAATTTCGAATCTTAGTACTACCGCTTTAAAAGAGCAAAATATCCTTGATGAGAAATATAAAGCAGGGAAAATAAGTAAAGAAAACTATGAAAAAGAGAGTCTCGCTATTACAGCCAAATATTCAAAAGAAGCTATACGTCTACAGATCGCCCAAGCTGAGGCCGAGTTTGCTAAACTTGATATTAATTCTGAAAGAGCGAAAGAGCTACAAGATGCAATAGATAACTTAAAAGCACAACTTGATAACTTAGATATAGGAACATTTGACGAAAAAGATAAGGCCATTGCCAAATTTACTAATGCCCTTCAAAATATGCAAAGTGTAGCACAGGATTCGCTAGGAGGCACGGCTGATATCTTTAGCGTCTTCACTGATATTATCAACAAATTCTCCGAAAGTGGAGTAAGTAATTTTGGCAAGTTCTGGGAAGGTCTTGATCCTACCGAAAAAGCCAGTATGATTCTTCAGGCTACCGCCCAACTAATGAATGGAATAACCTCTATTATGACATCTGCCTTTGATTCTCGTATTGAGCAAATCGAAAAAGAGCAGGAGAAGAACGAAGAAGCGGCAGAAGAAGAAAAAGAACGCATTGAAGACTTGGTAGAAAGTGGAGTTATCACAAAAGAAGTAGGTGAAGCTCGAAAACGTGCTGCTGACAAAACAACAGCCGATAAAAATAAGGAACTTGACAAGCAAAAAGCCGAACTGGAACAGAAGCAAGCCAAATGGCAGAAAGCAAACTCTATTATACAAACCACTATTGCCACATCTCAGGCAATAATGATGGCCTTAGCGGAAGCCGGTCCTTTCGCCGGCCCTATTCTTGCAGCTGTAATCGGCGCTATGGGAGCTGCCCAAGTTGCAATGATTGCCGCCCAGCCAATCCCCAAGTATGCAAAGGGAACTGATAACCATCCAGGAGGATTGGCTATTGTTGGTGATGGAGGTAAACAGGAAGTGATTGAAACAGATAATGGCGCTTACATTACTCCGTCCATTCCCACATTAGTAGATCTCCCCAAGAGAGCAAAGGTTATTCCGGATCTTATAGATTACCGAAAAATGGTTCTTCATTCCGATGCATTAATGCTAGATCGACAAATGAGAAATGGGAACAGTGGAGAACCTGTCATTGTCAATGTAAACAATGACTATAAAAATCTAGAACGAAAAATGGACGTGAGTAATCAAGGGATATCAAACCTGAATAAGACATTGCGAAAGATGGCCCGTTCCGCAGAGTATCGTTATCTTGATAGTAAATTATAATAAATCAACACCATGTTATACAATGATTTAGATAAAATCCCTTTAGATATATTCATAGATGTATTTACAGGAGACAACAGCAAACTTATTATAGAGGGAAAACATTCAAACGAAGAGCTTTCTGAGCAAGCAGAAAGTCTTATCATTGAATATACAGAGATAATTGGAGGAGTATCTTTATTATCCGAAATGTCCCGGAAGAGCAGCCTCATTAATCTTCATATTAAAATAGAATATATGAAGGTTCTAGAAGTAATGATTGCTAATAGTGATTGGGATTATGCGGTCAAAGCTCTTTCTCAATTAGGATTTTCCTATTCATCTTCTGAACATGATAAGATACGCAAGAGAATATCTTCTATTCTTTCTATGAGCCAGTATATGCTGGAACGGGAGAATGCCAAAGAAAAGCCGGAAAGGGCTTCTAAAATGGATAAAAACTACTTTGCAAGAGAAAGAGTGATGGTTATGTCTCATTTTGGAATGCAAATCCGGAAGAACGAGATTAGTGCAAAGGAATATGCTTTCATGGTAAAGCGTATGTGTGAGGATATGAAATCAGCAAGATGATTATTCAAAAATAAGTAGTGTTCTTTCTATGAATCCGCATAAAAGTTGTATATTTGTGAAGTAGTGTCAAGTGGCACTATACTTCGTTTTGAAGAAAAGAAATTTGCCGTAGTAAAATTCCCTGTTGTCTCTCTTGATAGCAGGGGATTTTTGTTATAGTATTGCCTACTATTGACAACTAATAATAGTGTGTTTATATTATGCGAAAACGTACAAAAAGCAAAAACAAGTTATAAGCCTTGCAAATATTTTCCGATTATAAAAGTGATTCTCAATCACCTTATATGATGAAGCGAAAGCTATTAATAAGGCAATAAAAATTGTAATACAGATGTTTTAAAATAAATCATTTGCTATTGTCGGGTATAATATCTAATTTTGAACGTATCTAAATAAAGAGCGTATGAAGCTATACGCAACCGTTGCCAGTCGTTCGGGGTTTCTATTTTTGGAACCCCCTTTTTTATGCCCTATACAGGCTTTTTCATTGAGAATATAACAAGGTTTTGACAAGGGTAAACGAACAATCACCCTAAGATTACCCTAAGATGAATTACCAAATAACGGTAAGATTACGGTAAGGACAAAACAAAAAAGTGGTAAGGTTTTGGTAAGGGCAAAATAAAAAAGACGGCAAGATTACGGCAAGGGAAATGTGAAAAACCACCCTAAGGTTACCCTAAGGATTATTTGCATACGCAAGATTCTACGAGAAACTATGGTTTATGATGTCAATAATTCAATTAATGATAGCAATAACAGGGTTTAATGATTAACACCCTCTAAATTGAGCTGGTTAAATGTGCCTTCTCGCTCCTCATTTTCGGGAAATGACTAAGACGGAAAAGTATTCCGTTCAGCGAGTTTTAATGCCGCCCAAAATGGCATTATTACCTTTGCCATTTCGGGCAAAAGAGTTCCAGTTAGTTTATACTCATTTATCAGTTACATCCTTTAGGGTTTTCGCCAAAATTGTTGAAAACTTGATAATCAGCCATGAGCAAAGATGCGCAGCAAGTTTCACGGCAGAATCCGCAAAACCGATCCGTATATGAATTGGTTAAAGTATTGAAGAAAATAACCGTTTTTGCCGGAGTGTTTCCCCCATTTTTGGGGAAAATTCCCCTAAAATTGATAATCAGGTATTTACGTCTTGAATATGGTTTGAGCACACATTTTAAATACCCAGAATTTAGGGGATTTACTTACAACTTATTGAATATCAGGCATCATAATTTTATAAAACAAGAATATCAGTGATTACTGTAATTCGCTTTCCAAACTACAAAATTATAGTTTGACTGATCACTGACAGTTAGGAAAGAACAAGCGTAAAAGTTTTGCGAATGACGATTAGACATGGCGTAACGATTCGTGACGCCCCCAAACCGGATGGGGGCATAGTTTAACTAATACCCTTTGCGCTAGGGTATCTCAATTCAATTTTGGATGCAGGTAAGAAGTGTGTGAGCTCAGGGAAAAATTTCCCCCACCTCCTTAAACCACCCGTCCGTCTAGTGGATATCATCGGCTAGAACAAAATGTTTCACTCTGACGGGCTTTTGTCTGTTGATTATCCAATTTCCGTTCAAAGAAAGAAAATCGAAATTTCGGTAAATATGAAGGCTAAACGGGCTATTATCTTCCTAACATTGGAAGCCTCAACAAAGGTGCTAAAATCAAACTTTTAAAGGTTATTGTGAGTTACCTTTTAAATACGGTTATTCCTGCATTTGCATTGATGAAAAGTAACCGACTTACATTTCAGCCCGTTCACCTTGCGCATCTTTGCGCACCGTCTGATTATCAATGTAAGCGGAAATTTCCGCCCACATAAAAAAGGAGCAATCCACAAAGCATTGCTCCCTCATTATTCATCACATCGTCACGACGGGACGGCCAAATAATGAATATAAATTGTATGAATGATTAGCCCTACAGAAACAAAGGGAAATACCTTTGATTGTTTTCGTCATCTCGACGACTAAAATACTATTTGATACGGCAAAGATATAAAATTAGCGGATTATATCAAAAGCGGATTGATGTCTCCACAAAATTGTGGGCAGATACCGGAAAACACAGCTAAAACCTGTTCAGTAAATGCAAAAGGAAGTTTTCAAATACAGCCTCAACTTGGCATCACAGATTGTGATTTCAAGATAGCCCACTCATCCGACGTTTACACATATAACCAGATAAGCATCTAAATAAAAATATAGCAAAAAAGTTATGTTTTTATTTGGTGGTTTATAGCAAAAACGCTATATTTGTACCGTCTTAAACAAACGGTCTTTTAAATTATGAAGTACAATCAGTTTTTTGCGGAACTTACCGCAGCAGGTTGTTACGTTCTCAGGCATGGGGCAAACCATGATATTTGGTATAGCCCTAAAACGGGAAACAAATTTGCTTTGTCAAGGCACGGCAAACAAGAAGTACCTACCGGAATGGAACGTAAAGCAAGAAAGGTTCTTTTGGGGGAGTAATCCCCCAACCTTTTGCGCTTCATACCTAAAAGGCTGTAAATGTTGAGGCAATGGGGTACGGTAATAGTACCGTACTCCTATTTTAATGAAATGGATATGAAAGTAACTGTAATCATGGAAAAGGCGAGCGATGGGTATTACTCATGCTTTGTCGAGGAAAATTTGCCCGACTTCGGGCTGGCTGGATATGGAGATACGGCAGAAGCTGCCAAAAAGGATATGATGAAAGCGTATGAGGAAATAAAGGAGATGCAGGCAGAAGAAGACAAGGAAGTGCCGGAACTGGAATTTACCTACAAGTATGATATGCAATCTTTCTTCAACTATTTCTCATTTTTGAATGTTACTAAGGTTGCAGAACTGGCAGGTATCAACGCTTCATTGATGAGGCAATATACTTCCGGTGTGACAGCAGCCGGACAAAAACAATATGATAAAATACGGGTAGCAGTGGAACGTATATCTAAAGAACTTTCCGCAGCTACTTTCTAAAGATAGTGTACCGCTGTGAAGCGAGACCGTTTTAAGACAAAGAAAAGCCCGTTCCGGTGATTATTGGGACGGGCTTTATATTATTTCATTTTTAGGATTCGATTTACCGGATTGATTACGATCTCTTTTTTATTCCGGTTCTCATATTCCAATTTCATTTTCTCAAAATCAAAATCACTCATCAAACCTTTGTCGTGGAGTTCCGAAGCATCTTTCATCTTTTGTATTAAAGTAGCTTCTAATTGCTGTTTCCTGTATTCTATATCAGACAGCTTTTCGCAACATAGCACCCAAATCAGACCGATTAGAGGGCTAAGTATCAAAGAGCATAACAGAGAGTAGAAAAAGCCGCAAGTACGCTTGCTACCTTCCGAAGCGACACCGATAGAAAAGATTATCCATAAGATAAAGTATATCATAGCGTTTAATTTTGATGTTTACTAATGCACAAACGTACAAAAGTAAGTCGGAAAAAGCAAATTTACAATACTATTTCCCCGCTTTCTATTCTATCCAGCAACCGGGACAAGTCCGGCACACTATTTATATTGTAATTGGTATCTCTTATGCGGATTACTCCAATAATACCACCGGAAGAAGATGAGGTAAACAACTCTGGAACGTCAACCTCTAAAGCATTGGCAATCCTTTCCAGTGTTTCAAGCGTTGGATTTCCATTTATAGCCCGGCTTAAACTTTCTTGCTTAATACCCATCTTTTCCGCAAGTTGGCTCACTGTGATGCCTTTTTCTTTACATACTTCTTTTATTCTCATGATAATGACATTTTAAGTTATAATTCAATTTATGTGCAAATATAGGAATAAATAACTCAAAAGTTATATCTCATAGTTAAATATAGTTTAAAGCATCATTATTTTTCATTTAGATAATTGTAATTATGATATTAAGAGTTATATTTGCACTATAATAATAACAATAAAAGTTATAAAGATATGGCACGTTACGATTTAAGCAAAATAATGAAGAGAGCGCAATAAAAACGATATTTATACACCAATGATTGTTACTAAGAAAGAAGAGGATGCCTAAAACACCCTCTTTTCTTTTAATCCATCATTTTAAACTTCTTCCCGCAATTCGGACATGTAATAGTACCGTCTTCTCGTTCAAAAAGTTCCATGAAATCCACATCTAACACTTTGGCAATCTCTTCAAGTCTGCTAACTGTTGGATTCCCGTTTAATGATTTAGATAAGCCTACTTCTGTCATTCCTAACTTTTCGGCTAAGTCTTTCATCATTAATCCCTTTCGCCGACATACTTCTTTTATTCTGTAATTCATACTAATTAAACTATTTGTTTATTTGGCAAAAATACAAATAAAAACACAACGAGTATAATAAACCACATAAAAATAAACGATTTGTTTAATGATTATATTTTATTAACTATTTATTTTACTTCCATAATTAAACAATACGTATATTTGCAACGTAATAATTAAACGAATTGGATAATTTATAAAAAATAAGAATATGACACGTTACAACTTATCAGAAATAATGCGAACCGCACATAGAACTTACAAATATGTAGGTAAGAAACAAGGTAAAACCTTCGGTGAGGTACTGAAATCAACTTGGAGACTTGCCAAACTGGACGTAGCCAGACAGGAAGCGGATGCAAAACGCAAGGCGGAAGAAGAGAAACGGCAGGAAGCATTAAAAAGTAGCAAGCCAGCAGAGGTAGTGCGCTATAACTTCATCGGTGAGATATACAACCGGAACAGTAGAGGCTACATGGGTTCACAATATTGCGGAGATTAATTTAATATACAATACCAATGGACGAAATTTGGAAAGACATTACAGGATTTGAAAATATGTATCAAGTCAGTAATTTAGGTAGGGTGAAATCTCTCCCAAAACTAAAGCGTGTTACAGTTTTCAATAAAGCACATATTAAAATAATGACTAAAGAACGTATTATTGGAGGATCACTTGACAAATCTGGATATATTCAAATCAATCTTCGCAAAAACAGAAAGATAAAGAAATACAGGATTCATAGGTTAGTCGCAGAGGCTTTCTTGCCGCCTATTGCAGGTTGCAATATAGTAAACCACAAAAACGGCATAAAGAACGATAATAGGCTATCAAATCTTGAATGGTGTACCGAAAAAGACAATACACATCATTGCATCTATGCTCTTAAAAATAAATGGTGGCTATGTCATGAGAAAGCCGTAGAGCAATATAGTTTAGAAGGAATTTTAATTGAGAGATATTCAAGTATAACTGAAGCTGCCAAATCGGTAGGCATTCTTCATTCTTCAATTAGTAGTTGCTGTAATGGCAAAACAAAAACGAGTGGTGGATATGTTTGGCGTTTTGCAACACAATGAGTATCAAAACCGTATTAGTCGTGCAATGGGCTACGGGTGTGGCTCGTATTGCGGTGACTAGTTTTTTTATTCATAATATTTGATTTGTTTTCATGGAAGTACTGGTTTGTGAAAATAGGTGCTTCCCTTTCATCGAATTATTAACCCGGTGATGTCCACCAAACAGACACCCCCTATAAAATATACACTATGACAGAAACAAAGGTTTACAAGCTTCACGAGAGCAAGCAAGTAGAGGATATTGCTACCATGCTAAAGATAGAAGGAATAAAGTATAATGTATTCGAATACGAAGAGTACACAGCAATAGAAGTGACCGGTACACCATTAGAGATAATAAGAGCCTCCACGATATATCAACAGGTTACAACCATTAAGCTATAACGAGATGGAGATATTGATAGTATTTGGATGCCTGTATCTAGGCTACCGGCTTTTCAAGAAGCCCGGCGAACACTTCTTTGATATTTAATCAATTATGAACGCTACACTAATTATTTGTATCATCCTTCTTGCTTTCTGCATCTGGGATGAAATGTTTAACGATAACAACAGGAATCCGTCAATATAAAAATAACTATGAAAATGAAGATTGAACCCGCCAGCAAAGAGCGGACGGAAGAAGGAGAGCAGTTCATTGAAAGACTGCTGAAAATTCTACAGAACAACGATAAAGTAACGGTTAACATTATGTATTGCCAGACTTGCGTTATTGATAGCTTAGCTAGTATAGAATCCGGAACTAGTTATAATGTAAATCTAGGCAAAGACGGTTGCACCGTACTAAATGAAATGGTTTATAACTCACATCAATAAAAGAATATCACTATGGACACGCAATTATCACAAGAAATAAAAAGAGCTCTGTCAACAATGAGACGGCAGAACAGAGAGATAAGAAAGCTTATTTTGAAGGAGGACGGGATGAAGGTAATAAAGTGTACCGGGAAGTCTAAAAGTCCTAAATTCGACCTTAGAACGCTTAACCAACATTTGATAAAATAAGTTTGTGTCAGGGGCATCGGTTCCGGCACATTGAAAGTTGACGCCATCAACAAAGCCACCCCGGTAACAATACGGTTGCCGGGCTTACATTTAAAAGAATCCGATTATGAATATACATCAAACATTACCCCGTACCGATTGCACCCACTTTGCCAAATGCGGCGAACGCTCCATAGCCTATTGCCGGAGATATGGCGAACGTGAGTGCCTTTCGTGCCAGCTGGTTAAACGGAAGCCAAAGAACCGGGTTATAGTGGACGGAGTAGAACGGAAGAGATGCACGCATTGCGGCAAGGTTCTTCCCCTTCATCGCTTCTATGACCGGATAGTAGTACGGAACGGCAAAAGCTATCATCTGAAAACGTCATGGTGCCGGCTGTGTATGTCCGGTGCTCAATGCGAAAGGAACAAAAGAACTTCTAAATATAATCGATTATGAAAACAAGAATCATTAATGCAAGCACTGAACTCAAAAATGAGCCGAGTGCGCACAAAAGAACTATGTCCTCCGTGGAGATTACGGAAATGACCGGAAAGAGACACAGTGATGTTATGCGGTCTATCCGGGCAATGGAACCGGCATGGGTGAAAATAGCAGAACGCAAATTTGCGTCGTGCTCCTACAAAGACGAAAACAACCGGGAACGCCCTATGTATCTACTAGACTATCGGGAATGTATGTACATCGCCACCAAGTTCAACGACGAAGCCCGTGCAAAGTTAATCCTCCGTTGGGATGAACTGGAAAGAGAAGACAGAGAAAAGGAGCGTAACGCCCAACGTGTCCCGGCAGATTCCGGAGCAAGTCATACGGTACACGAGCTTATCGAGTGGGTAGGTGCTTTGCAAAGGTTAGGCGGAGCGGATAAAGCCGCAACGCTGGAACTAATGAAGAAGATAGCGGAAGAACAGGGTTTGCCAATGATTGATATACCCGTTCCTACGGAGAACACCAACCAGTCCATAAAACGGCCAAGCATTGAGAAGATTACACCAACCCCTGCAAAAGAGGAAGATAAATGTAAGATAGTACGCAAAGCATACACCTTGACAGCCCTATTAAAGATACACGGAAAAAAGTACACGGCAGCACAATTCAACCGGTTGCTGATAGAAAAAGGCTTCATGGAGATTCTATACAAGAACGGGGAAGCATACAAAGCGATAGCCTTAAAAGGACTGAAGTACGGAGTGAATAGCATACGCACTGACTATCCGGACACATTACTACCTGTTTGGTATAGCGATACTTTCCAGAGGCTTGTGGAATTGATAGAAGAGCCGGATCCGTTTTTATAGAAATTTGTATCTTTGTAGTCGGAATTATAAACTATTCTTTTAGGTTGGTCGCATCCTAAATAGATTCATTTATCTATATTTTGTGTTTGTTTTGTGTTTGTGTGCTTATGCTGTTTCGTCGTGAGATGAGGCGGCATTTCTTATTTACCCGTATTCCTTTCAGGGTTTGCGATTTTAGGATTTTCTCTTTTCGGATGATAGTTTATCCGTCCGGTACAAGAAAAGCACTTAGGCGCAAACAAAATACGAAAACGAGCGTTATTCGGGTAAAGTGATATAGGATAACGTGAGAAAATCTCACATTATAGTACTATTGCTTTTATGTTTTACGGCATGTTTTAAACCTTAAAACGGAGAAAATATAAGCAAATAGAATAAAATAAGGTAAAATGAGATAAAGAAAACAGTAGAAACATACTATATTTGCATTATGAATATTGCAATTAAAATACCAAATGCGGACAGAGACGAAAGGATAGGAAGTGTATTCAATCATCTTTTTTCTGTTATATTGCAGAATGAAATATACGGAGAGGGGGATAATATTATTTGGGATTTCTCGAATACATCATTTTTTCATCCGTTCTTTTTATTCCCTTTTGCCATATATAGAAGCAAATGTAAAACCAACATTGATTGCAAAAACCTACCCTCATATATGAGAAGTTATTTGAGTTGTGTGCGCTTTTTTGACATGCTTACGATAGAAGATGATGAGGGACTGAAAGAAGCATTAAAAGAGTATTTGGTTAAAAGCTATATTCCTATATGCAGATTCAGTAGATTAAATAAGAATATTGATTCGATGCAGACAATAATTCAATCTGTAGTAGAAAAACAAAAGCAGTTAGATGCAAGGCTGAAAACTCCAATTTCATATTTAATTAGTGAATTAGTTTGTAATATAGACCAGCATTCAGACAGTGAATTTGGTTACATTTATACACAGTATTTAAGCAAGGAGAATAGTTTAGACATTTGTATTGCCGATGACGGGATCACTATATACGGAAGTTATGTGAAAACACAGAAAATGATAGAAGAAATAGGTGATAATGAAGCAGAAGCACTTAAATTTGCCAACGAAGGATATTCTACAAAGAATCTTCCAGAAGCAGAAAATAGAGGCTTTGGTATATCTTCCACAAAAAGCATGATTGTAGAAGGGCTTGGAGGCGCTTTTTTTATGCTATCCGGAGGCGCATTTCATCGACATGATATTAACGGAAGTTCGTATGTTAGGCTTCCAGAATCCATTAGTTGGGATGGTACAGTAATACTTATGAGAATACCGTTAACAGTAAATAATTCTTTTGATTACATGAAATATATAAGGTAGGAGGTAGTATTATGAACGAAATGATTAAACTTTACGATTTGTTTGGAACAGAAATACGTTCACGCTCTAATGCCGATGTATTGCGTGAAAAGATCTTGGATTGTAATATTTCTATTATTGACCTATCGCAAATAACATTTATTTCTAGGTCTTTTGCGGATGAGCTTTGCAATTTGTCTGAAAGCGACAATATCAAAATTTATAACGCAAAAGGCATTGTAAAAAATATGCTGTCTATTGTGTCTGAAAGCAGAAAGAATAAACGAATAAGGAAAACCGACAATGCCGAGATGAAAGAATTTAGCGATTTCAAAAGCCTTTCTAATTTTTTGGCTACTATATCATAAACATGCAATATCTGTATTCTTATGAGACAGGATCGAATACAAGCATTAATTGAAATAGTCTTATATATAATAAACAGAACAGGAGGAATTGATTATCAACGCCTGTTTATTATACTATACTTTGGCAATCAGCGAACCCTTTTAGAATGGGGCTACCCAATGATAGATGATAAGTTTTGTGCTTTCCCACATGGTCCCGCACCGATAGAATTATACAAGGCTATCAAAGGGGATAAAACGGTTTTGTCTGGTTTGAAAGACAGTGTTTATATTTCCCAGTACTATTTGCTACCAAAGCGTCAAGCTAATACAGATTACCTTTCTATATCCGATATGGAAATACTGAAGGATTGCATTGCAAAATACGGAAGTATGAGTTTTGCTGAATTGGAATCCGTTGCACGCCCTAACTGTTGGAAGGCTGCTAGAGAGAACCCGGAAAACCCTTTTATAGAAGCTGCCGACATTGCCCGAGATGGTGGCGCAAATGAAAGGCTTATTGAATATATTAATGAAATGATTGAGTTTGATAAATTAATGGCGTGATCGATTTATCAATTACCTTACATCGAGTATAAACAACAAATAGAAACACACTTCTTTTAAACGGTTTGAAAACGGTTATAAGTTCCTCAAATATACACTGTTTTCCAATTCATGTACATTTATCTATATTTACATTATTCGCTTAGATTCCAATAGGTGATTATTCCCGTCTTATAACTAGAGAAAACGGCGGGAAAACGAGCAAAACACCCTAAGATTACCCTAAGAATAAACTAAAGAATCACGGCAAGATTACGGCAAGGAAAATGTGATTTTTGACAATCCTCATGTTCTATAACTCCAAATAACCGTTATTTGGAACTGATACACTACAAAGATTTTTTTGGGTTATTACACACGTGAGAGAAGAAGAATCATACTTCTCCTACTCTAATTTTGTAGTACCAATGTAGTACCACTCCCAATACAGTTATAAAAAGGTGGGAACAAAGTGGGAACATTTTCTGTTAAGAGCAAAGAAAAACCCCTCTGGAATCAATCCGAAGGGGTTTCTTGAGGTTCCTGGCGTACTATTTTAAGTACTAATATGCAGGAATTTATCTTACAACTGAGCTACAAATGTAAAAGGAATCAAAACTCTTACTGGCTTTTGGGAGTTATTTAATTCATATAATTTATTCTATTTATCGGGGAATTTCCCCCCTTTAATAATCTTCATCCAGTTTTACCTTCGGAATTATCAAGTAACTCCAATCTAGTTTTCAGTGATGCGTTTTCGACAAGTAATCTCCTGTTTTCACATTCAAGTTCTTTATTCCTATCACGCAAAAAGAAAACCAAACTATCATTGTTCAGTGAATTGGAAATATTAAATGTGTCTCCAGGCAGATCGTTCACATACATAGTACCCTTGCCAGTCATTAGCCATTCGGCACTTAAGTTTGTGTAAGCACATAGAATACGTTCTACACTATCAGAGTTCATAGATCCTCGCGTTTTCAACGCTTTCCCTAATAAACCATTAGAAAGTTCTGCTGCGACAGTTACCTTATTAGCATTCAGTCCCTCAGCTTTCATAAAAGCCTCCAGTCTATCTATAAATCTTTCTTCACTCATAGAAAATATTCTCAATTTATTTTGCTTATATAGAATTTATGCTCTATATTTGCACAGTGATTTCAAAATTATTGCAACAAATGTACAACAAAACTAGAACACCTGCAATAGCGAAAAAACGCTATTCATTTAAAAAAGGATATCTGCAAGTCTCTTTAGAAGATAAAGACAAACTCAAGTCAGACTTGATACAGGTTTTAAATAATCCCTCACGATCGTACTTCTCCAAAAAGCTGAACGCCGGAATTGTTGATATCTCTGTGACTCTATTCTCTGCGATCACAGATGTTTTTAAGAAATATGATATAACAGACTGTTGGACTATTGAAGAAATATAACTATGAACTTAAATGTTATACTTGCAAAACGCGAAAATGAAGTAACGGAATGTATCGCATGGGGAGGCTCATATAAAGAAACTGCTTCACTGTTACAAATTAGCGTGCGTACCGTAGACAATACCCTTCGGAAGGTCAAAGAAAAATTAGGATTAAACAAAATCAATGAAATCTCTGCATGGTGGTTTTGTACGCACCACAATATAAGTTTGGACCTCTCTCCTTTTGTTCGAAGACAAATATCCGTCATACTACTATGTATTTTTATTAGTGGAGAAATCTCAATTTCTACAGACTCACCTTATACTACCAGACGTTCCCGAAGAAGCCGTACGGAGTATAGGGCTAGAAGACAAGAAACTTCTATCAATCAACCATACATTATTTAATCAAGATACGCATAAGGAGTGCGTCCGGGAAAAGCCCGGTGTTTTAGTTATACATTATTATTTTAATGAAAAAATAGAAGTTTATCATTTCAATTATCAACCTTTTAAAAGCCGTGCTCAAGGAGGCATGTAGGGTACCCAGCCCCTGGTTAGGTTTGTTACACAAAAATTGCCGGGTGAGAATCCCGGCACATGGGTAATAGTGTAAGGAGGCACAACGGTTTTTCAACATTTCACCGCAGACGGGTTCGATTCCCGAATACCCACATTTCTATTATTAATAAAAAAAGAAACGTCATGAAAAATTTAAAAGAAACAAAAGAGCAGATCTTCGCTACTACAATTCACATCTCTAACATTCTCAAGTCAAATGAAATGAGTGCAATTTGTATCTTATATAAGAAGCAGCAAGAACTTGTTGCCACCCCAGCAATAGTAGTAGGTTCTCCTTATAACATCATACCAGCAGTAATAAAGATAATGCAAGAATCTGAAGAGGTACGCAACATCATTTTAACAGCAAGTGAATACTATCAGTTTCAAGAAAAAGAGAAAGCAAACACCAAAGAAGTACCTCCTTATTTAAAAGACTATATCGAGGAATTAATCAAAGGTTTATAAAAGCAAATTATGAAAGTTGTACACTCTCCCAGTCCATCCAGCAATCCTGCAAAAAGAGAAAAAATAAATCTTTTTGAAAAAGATGCTCCGGAAGAAGTTGCAGCACTCTGCCAGCAATCTGCCTTGCAGGAATCAAATAAGATATTATTAAGAATAGATGCCCGAACGCAAGTCCTCGTTGATCCCAAAGATGCAACTGCCGAATATGCGGAAAAACTACGGCAACGGTATAAGTTGAATTATCACCGTAAAGCCGTAGGCGGACGCAAAAAAAGATAATGTTATGTACGTAGACATTGATAATCGTGGTTTACTCACTATAAATGACATTCCGCCAAAAGAAGCTCAACGTCTCTTAGAGATAATTCAGCAGGCAGATACGCAACTTTTATCCCGTCCCATTGAAACCCTTAAAAAACAACTTCATTTGCACCTCAAAGAATATGTTTTCCACGTACCTAATAAAAAGCCATAACTATGTTTTTTACTAATGATGATATAAGACGCATCAAGGACGCATCAACCGGGCATCTATTGAATGTGGTACAAGACTTCCAGAACCTACGCAAATCCGGGACAAGTTACGTTTGCGACTGTCCGCATTGCAAGGCATCTAAAAAATTTAGTGTAAATCCCGCTAAGGATATTTACAACTGTTTCTCTTGCCATCAAATTGCCGGTGTCGGTGCGTTAGATTATTTAATGCGAGTAGAAGGAAAACAGTTTCCGGAAGCGCTTGAATATCTGGCCGGCAAATTCAGTGTTTTACTGGATGCAGTTCCCGAACAAAAAAAGAAGCCGGTAAAGATGAAGCAAGGCAGCAAAAAAGCCAAAGGAAATGATGTTAATAGTTTCTGTGCAAAAATGCTTGCAGAGTCGGGTTTGACATTTGAAGACGTCACAGCAAATGTCTATAAAACAGGAAAAAACGAATCTATATTCAAATTACGCACTTTTCGTCCAGGAACACTCGCAGAAAATGGAACCATAGATCCTAGAGGTGATGATGTTATTATCGAGTATTATGATCTTGAAGGAATGCCTGTCACTTATGCCAGGAAAGATCATCGTAAAAAAGAGACTGGTGAACGAAAAGAATACTATCGAATCCGTTGGCAATTTCCTGACGCACATCTTGATAAAGACGGCAAGCCGTTCAAATACAAATCTCCGATTGGAAGCGGCACCCCTATTTACATCCCGGAACGAATGCGGAGGCTTTATAAAGAGAAGCAACAATTTGACCGGCTCTACATTCAGGAAGGTGAAAAAAAGGCTGAAAAAGCTTGTAAGCACGGGATTCCGTCTATCGCTGTTAGCGGTATACAGAATCTCGGTCTAAATGGTGCGCTCCCTGAAGATATCGTTCGGATCATTACAACTTGTGGAGTAAAGGAGGTTGCTTTTATCTTCGACTCTGATTGGGATGATATCAGCACAAACATTCGACTCAATGACAGAGTCGAGAAACGACCTAGTTGTTTTTTCTTTGCAGCCCGTAATTTCAAGGAATATATGCGTACCTTGAAAAATCGTAATATTTATGTTGAAATATTTATTGGCCATATACAAAAGAATAAAGCAGGAGATAAAGGATTGGATGACCTTTTAGCCAATAGTTTGAAAGGGCATGAGGAAGAATTGGCAAAAGATATAGAAGCAGCCTGTAACGAGAAGAAAGGTCTGGGCAAATACGTGGAAATGTTTAAGATCACGACTTGGACCGACCACAAGCTTCAAGAATTATGGTGCTTGCATTCGTATGAATCTTTTGCAGAGAGACATAGAGATGTACTAAAAAATCTTCCGGAATTTGTATTCGGAAGATATCGCTGGAAATTCGATGATAGTGGTAAAGTTGTCTTAGCACAACCTTTCGATGATGATGAAAAATTCTGGGAAGAAGTAGAAAAGAACATTCGAGGAGGAGATACGCGCATTGAATACCAGTTTTGCTATGTCAATTCACATAATTTCCTGCAAAACAGAGGATTTGGCCGCCTAAGAATGTTAGACAAGTCATTCCGTTTTATTCAGTTGGACCCTCCTGTCGTTCGTATGATTGAAGCTTCTGATGCGCGTGACTATTTGTTTCAGTTCGCAAAACATTACTGCAAGAAAGAAGTGAATGAAATGCTTATTAAAGGGGTATCCCAATATGTTGGTCCGGACAAATTATCATTATTGAATTTCATTGAACCAAACTTTATAAAACCTAACCGGGAAAGCCAATACTTCTACTTCGACAGCGCCTGTTGGTACATTACAAAAGATAAGGTGTTAGAAATGGGATATGAAAGCATTACCCACCACATCTGGGAAGAACAACGTAAGCAAATCAAAGCTAAATATCTCGGTAAACCGCTCATTACATTCAAACGGGATGCTGAAGGAAAGTATTTCTATGAGATTTCTGAGGAAGGGGAAAAATGTCATTTTCTTCAATTTCTCCAAAACGCATCAAATTTCACATGGCGAAAACCAGCGCAAGAAGTAGAATCGGATGAAAATGCCGAAAACAAGATGCATCTGTTGAGTAAGCTCTGTGCTATCGGTTTTTTAGCAATGGAAGCTAAGGATAACAATGTAGCCAGGGCGGTAGTTGGCATGGATGGAAAACAATCCGAAGTCGGAGAAAGTAATGGTCGTTCCGGTAAATCTTTACTTGGAGAACTCATGAGACATGTCACTCCCACTGTCTACATTCCAGGAAAACGACCAGATATATTCAATGATCAATTTGTTTGGAATGATATTCAAGAAAACACGAAAATCGTTTTTATAGATGATGTGTTGCTTAATTTCAATTTCGAGTTTCTGTTTCCTAATATCACAGGAGACTGGAGTGTTAATCACAAAGGAGAAGGGCGGTTTACTATACCCTTCTCAGCCTCTCCCAAAATATATATTGCGACCAATCATGCATTAAAAGGTAGCGGTTCTTCATTTAAAGACAGGCAATGGTTGTTGGCATTTTCCGATTTCTACAATGACAATCATAAACCGGTTGACGATTTCGGCTCTCTTTTCTTTTCTGAGTGGGATTTCGATCAATGGAATCTTACTTGGAACTTATTAGCTAACTGCATTCAGCTATATCTCAATTTTGGGGTAATACAGGCGCCAGGCGAACGACTAGAACAGCGTAAGTTACGACAAGAAATGGGTGAAACTCTCATTTCCTGGGCAGATGAGTACTTCTCTTGCGCTGAACATCTTAATGTACGTCTTCCTAGAAAAGATTTGTATGATGCTTTTTGCACGTATGATCCCGCACAACGGAAATTCATCTCTCCCACTGCATTCAAAAAGAAGTTTATCATGTACTGTGAATGGAAAGGCTATATTTTCAATCCGCAAAAATATGATAGCAAAACGGGATATCCTTTTCAAGTCGACCAAGACGGACGCCCTGTTATTGACGACAAAGCCGGTGGAGTCGAATACTTTACAGTTGGTACAGGTACTTATACCGGTAATAATGATTCAGATGATATAAACTCTGAATATGAACAAAAGCAAATTGATTTTTAAACTTAAAAAGGGATAATATTATGTCAGAAAAACAAGGAATTTTTCTATTAGGACTCAAAAAGAGTAAGAAACGTGAAGGTGTAACCTACTGTATAGGTGTGTTTAGGTTAGGAACTACCAATATGGAGTTTATTCTAGGCGAAACAGACAATGATCGTGAATATAGGCAGGGCGAAGAAGTCTCTTATATTTATAACGCCAATTATACTAATAGCTTACAGAGTGCTTTGAATTGGTTGGATTGCCAAAAGTGATATCCAGAACAAGAAAGAAAGGAATAAATCAACAAACAAGCACCGTCATAAATGGGTAGAGCCTTTTGATGCTCCATTTACCTATATATGTAGTAAGTGTGGTAAGCATAAGATTAAAGAAACCATGTACACTGCAACTTACTATGACGAGAACATGAATCCACTTGGTAGTAAATCACCAGAGTGTGTTAGTAAACAACCTTCAATACGAATAAAGAAATGAAAAAATATCGTGTAACGATTGAATTAGACACTTTTGAATTTATAGTATCCGCTAAAGATAAGAAGGAAGCTAAAGAAAAAGCTCTCAATAATCTTCAGAAAAAGAAAATATCAACTATGATCCGAAAAGGATGGCCCGATAATAAGAGGCAAATTTTTATTGATGAAGAATAACTCAACTCAAGAATAGATATGAATCAAAAAAGAGAAGCAGACTTTAATGTAGTCTGCTCCTATATGCTATTTTTAGAATTATCAAAGGGAGGATTCGAACCCCCATCTTCCTTTGCAGGCTGCTCTACCATTGAGCTACTAAGGAAAGCACCATGACTTTCGTGCATGGCGAAGCAGCGTGAACTGCATCTGTCGCGCAACATTGATTGTTGCCTCTCACGGACAGTGGCACAAAGATAAGCATAATTAATAATAGAATCTTAATTTTATGGCAAAAATTTATATAGCAAGTAGTTGGAGAAACTCATATCAACAGGATGTTGTATCGTTTCTTAGAAATAAAGGTCACGAAGTATATGACTTTAGGAATCCCCCTCATGGCAATGGTGGTTTTCAATGGTCTGATATAGATCCTAATTGGCAGCAATGGACAACAGAACAATACAGAGAAGCTCTCAATCATCCGATTGCACAAAAAGGATTTAATTCTGATTTCAATGGTATGCAATGGGCTGATGTGTGCGTAATGGTTCTTCCTTGTGGTCGGTCAGCCAATACAGAAGCCGGATGGATGAAAGGTGCAGGCAAAAGAGTAATGGTCTATTCCCCGAAGGAACAGGAACCGGAGCTTATGTATAAAATATACGACTTTATCAGTGATAGTATGCTTAGAATCAATGATGAAATAAATAGAGTATAACAAATCAGAAAGGAATATTATGAACGATAATAATACGCATTTTCTCATTGATCAACCTAAAGCAGTAGCTCAATTGGTACATGAATACACAAAATCAGTTATTCCCGTTTTTAAGTCTATGAATTGGCTACAACGCATAATGATAAAATTGTGCTTCGGACTTAGATACGAAAAGTTAAAATCTTAACTAGAATAAATAAGATATGAATAATGATGGTAATAAAATTCTGGACGCTATTAAGAAAATGGCAGCAGATGACAATAAAGGTTTGAGAATGTCCACTACCATAGTCGATGTTAAGGATGATCCGCGCGGCTCAATTGTTGGCTTTGGGACTGAAAAAGATTGTGGGGATGATGCAAAAGCACAGACAATTGGATTACCAGGTAAGTATATGGCATGTGCTTTTTTTATAGATCGAGAAGAACTGAAAAAATACCTATAAACAAACGGGAAAAAACTCTCTGCATGAAAGGCTACTACATGAAAGCTGGTCAGATTCCCAATATAAACGATAACAATGCCATTTACGTATCAAGAGATATTAGAAGAAGTTCTTCCTGTTTATCACCAGAATCCGGAACGTTTTATGCGCTTCTACCATGCCGTCAATAATATCCTAGCTGCAATACCTGAAGGGAGCAGTATTCGCATTGACGAACACTGCAAGCCCGCATCACGTGATCTATTCATTAAAATAGCTGCTATGTATATTATAGAAGAAACGACAAGAAAGGACGTACTAGATGATTTTTTAGAGTTTTCTGATGATTACAGTGCTATTCGGCACGTACCTAAAGTAGTACCGGCTGTTAATTGGCACCACTTCTACTCGAATCGCAGATGAGTAGATTATTCCAAATTATTACTTTGTAAAGATACAAATTTTCATTGATATACACAACATTATGCCGATAAAAAAAGAGAATAAAATAATGGTGATTGTTGCTCCGTCTGCCGATGATCGAGAGTTACTTATATCACGCCTGGCCGTTCGTCTTGGCTTTGCAAAAGTCCCATCCGATGCCAAAAAGATAATACGCAAAGATATTTATTCCGTAGACCTGGCTACTGCTTATTTTGTGCTATGCAGCAACTATAGTTTCCGCAGTTCTATCATCACTACCCAAAGGCTGTATGAGCTTGCCGCAAGGGGTATTTGTGTTGTAGTCGGCGTCAAGTCCTTGCCTCGCGAATACGAACTCATTTCTCAAGTGTTTTATCCTGATGATTTACGCTAACGCAAGTCGGTTCATTTCTGTTATATATAGCATTAGTATTATTTCCCGGTGTGCTTCTGCGCACCGGGCTTTCTTTTTCATTCCCCCTCGCCTCCCCTTCATCTTATCACAAACGTTTTGAACAAATGTGCAGGAGGAAGTGCCGGACAAAATCAGGAACACATATATATATTTTTTATTTTTCTTTCTTCTTTAAAAATACCCTACCCAAAAACACGATAAAATTTTGTGCTTTCGTGCAGACACCTATTTTTCTTCATTTATTACATTAAAAATCAGATATTTACACATTGCACGATTTTCGTACAAAAACGTACGATTCGTACAAAAAGGCACAAAAATGCATTTTGTACGCAAAACAATGATTTTGTGCCAAAAAGTACATCATTTTGTACGGGGTTAACAAATTGATATTCAGCACTTAAGTAAAAGTTCATAGTTATTTTGCACAATCGCACAAAAAAATAGTACGGTTTTGGAAAGGGTGATACACTGAATACACTCTTTTTTCATTGATATACAAGGTTTCTTCATTTCTTTTTTGTACATTAGCTCCATACCTAAACCAAACGTTTTTATGATTACTACTAAGATTGAAGTACCACCACATCTTAAGGAGTATCTTATCGGAAAGTTCTGTAATATGCAGGACTCTCCGATTCGTTTTCCGGATAATACGGATATCTACCACTTTATCTACGACCTACTTGAACGACGTCCATGCAACGTCATTGATCATGGAAATCTAGAAATTATCCTGCCGGAACGCAGTTTAGGCAAAAATCCCAAAACATACAATTATCTGGGAATACGTTCACAGATTATCCTCGTACGAAAGATCGATCGAATGTTATGGGCAGAAGCCCATGACTTCCTGGACGAACAAAAGCATACCTATGGTATCACTTATATCAATGCGATACATAATTTCATGACTATGTATGGAATTGATTCAATCACAGAGGATGCATTCAAAAAGAACTATTACCGGTGGAGAGCCGAAATTCGCCGGAAAGAGAAAAAAAGAGGTTATAATCGCTCAAAAAAATAGCCGGGCAAGTGTAGTTAATTGTCCTTTTTTTGATCGAAAAATGTTCGAAAAACGACTCAAAAATGCGTACTAATTGAAAATCAACACTTTATGAATAATTATAATAATATGGGAGGCATATTAAGTGCCGATATCCTATTTAAAAATGAAATTGCATTGTTTGCTGTTCATCAGAACACTGCGTGTATCAAAATTACAGAGGGACACACCTGGCATCCCCTCCACACTCTAGGTGTTATTGAAGCTCCGACTGTCACCCCTAATGAAACCTCCGGAGGTACGATATATAAATATTCAACAAACATCCGGCTTCTCAAAGCAGCTATCAGCCTAAAAGAAGCTGATAATTTACGCTATAAGATTGTCGAAGGATGTATTCTCCGTTGTAAAGATACCAACGGATATGAATATATTTATGGTACAGCACAATATCCACTATTGGGAAGTCTGAATAAAATCATCGGGAAAAAAGTGACTGATTATAGCGGCTATGAATTACAGTTATCAGGAACCTCTATTTATCCGATACTTCAGTACTACAACTTATAATTCGTCCTTCCGTACCATTTTCAATAAATGTATCATTGCACCAAAATCAGTATAATGAGCCAAAAACGTATCATTCTTTCCGATTCCTCACTCAATCGTTACGGATTCCGGGTACTTACTTCCGGAATGCTAATCGAAGCATTCAAGAAAAACCCGGTCATGCTATATATGCATTTCCGTGATGAGGGTTCTCCCATTTGGGGAGATTCAAAAGCTATCGGTCATTGGGAGGATATACAACTTAACGGCGACGAACTTTCTGCCATTCCTATTTTCGACAAAGTTGATGATCTATCAAAAGCAATTGCCGCAAAATACGAAGCAGGGACTTACAACGCTGCAAGCGTCGGAATCCGCATTATTGCTACCTCAGCAAACAAAGATCTTCTAGTACCCGGTCAAACCCGTGAAACTGTCACGGAATGCGAGTTAATGGAAGCATCTATTGTGGATATTCCGGCAAATTCCAATGCCGTTCGCCTCTATGATCGTTCCACATCCGTTCTCCTGGCAGCGGGTATGGACACGAATTCCGTGCCAGTATTATCAACTTCATTCAAAGACAAAATGACTTTAAAAGAATCATGGTCAGCTTTTTTATCTTTTCTGAATATCAGCCAAGATAAGGCAGTAACGACCGAACTATCAGCAGAGAATCTCGACTCCCTGCATAATGAATTCGCCCGTCTGAAATCGGAGAACAGTTCTCTCGTACAAGCTAAACAGGAGATCGATCAAAAATTATCTGAAGCGACTACTGAGATAGCCGCACTCAAAACGACGGTAAGCGAAAAGGACCAAGAGATCGCTAATCTGAGAACCGAGGTAAGTGCCAAGGATTCAGATATCACCCAGCTCAAAGAACAAGTAGCTAATTTGAAGAAAACACCGGCGCCGGGTGAACGATCCCCAGCTCCCAAGAGTGAACCTGCCGCAAGCGGAGAGAAGGAAGATCTGGCTGCTTACTGCGACAAAAATGCCGGCAATTATCTGGAAATCACAGAACGCCTGAAAACTGACGGCCTCCTTTAATTTACTAACCAACTTTAACTATTAAAGAATATGTCTCCAAAATTAATTGACGTATCGAAATTGAACGAAGCCTTAATCACCTACGATAAGGCTCTTCGCGCGCTCCCATTTGCCACCTTACAGGAAGTTGCCGCCAAACTGGGATTGAACGTGATGGATCTGCAAGGCAAACATGCCCTAATCAATGAGCGCCGTCGTGCCGGCGGAACCCAGTCTTACAAGATTGGAAAAGACTTCCGTCTGGTTGATAAGCTGCTCGGTTATGAACCTTCCGTCATCGAACCGAAAGATGTTGTATGTATCACTAAAGAGAACTCCCAAAAATACGACGACGGTGAATTGTTGATCGTAGGAGGTCAGCCGGTCAGCAACATCAACAAGAAACATCCTCTTGAAACCCGTGTAGCCTTCACGTTGGTAAAATCGCATATCGAAGACGTGGTATATACATTGTTTCATGCAGAACGTGACGAAGACTCAACCTCACCTTCAGGCGCATTTGACGGTCTGTTTACCAAAGCCGACATGCTGATTACAACAGGTGATGTCAATGCTGCTCGCGGCAACTTTGCCCCATCAGGTCTTTTTACTTTGCCTACAAAGGATACAGACTCCGCCGCTTATGAAAATTTGGTTGAATGGATTGGTGGTGCCAACACTTACCTGCGTTCCTCCAAGTCAGGAATTCCACAGCTGCTTTGTGCTGAAACGGTATTAATAGCTGCACGCTCTGCTCTCCGCAACAAACTGCGTATGCAGGAGTATCCTTCAATGCAGCGTATGATTGAACTTTTGCGTGAAGACGCAATGTGCCCTGCTCTCGAAATTCTCTCCCATGAAGCACTAGGCCAAGGATCGCGTTTGGTTCTTCAGAAAAAAGGCAACATGGATGTCGCTTTCAACACTCAGGCCGCAACCAAATTCTGTCAAATTCGTGACATCTACGAAGATCCGAATGAATGGCAATTCTGGTTACAAACGGGTTATGATACCCGTATCCGCGACTGGCACGAAAAAGTATACCGCTGTAACGAGCAAAAGAACGAATCTCTAGACCTTGCAGGGGATTATTGCAAGACCGGAGGTGTACAAGTCGACATCACAGGAACGGAGAATGCTGCTTGGACCATCAAAGGTAAAGTTGCCGAACGTGGTAATGGTCAATGCATCATCGGTCTCACACCCGGCAAGTACACTATTGAATTTACTGCTGTAGACGGTAAGACTAAACCTGCCGATCAGGAAGTGACTGTCGTGGAAGGCGCAGTTACAACCGCAACCGGTGCTTATACCTAAACTGAGATAAAAAAATGAGCGGCCATTTTGGTCGCTCTATCCTATTCACTCTAAACAATTACACTAATGAAAAAATATACTTACCTAATACTCTGTATGTTCTTTGTGGCTTTGGTTATTGCAATCCCGGAACTACACCCTCAGACATGTCATCTTGATGGAAATACATTGACCATGTTGGCAGCTGGTCCGGCCTTCGCACCGCTGAAATGGAATGTCGGTCAAAATAATATGGGTGGATATAAAGGACGGTTACTGTTCGTCCCATTTGATGCACCCAATACAGTACCCACCGTTCCGGATCCCGGCAAAGCAGCAGACAATGAAGCACTAGTGACGGCAGCCGGTACATTTGCTTTTCCTGCAGAAGGGACGTATAAGCAACCTATTTATCTATATAGTACAGATGCAACAGTCGACTATAAAGCGGAGCAGCAAGGTGAAGCTGACGGGATCAGCTATAAACAAACACTGAGCTTCTTCTTCCCCGGCAATACTCCTGAAATGCATGCATTCAATGCATTGGTAAAAAACACAGCAGGCTATTACGTTTTTGAAGACTCTGACGGCAGACAAATGATCATGGGGCAACCGGGATTATATGCTTCTACCGCTCCTTCATTCAATGGAGGAAAAGCAAGAAGCGACCGTCGCGGTACCACCTATACGGCTA